GTGGGGCAGATCATCCTGGACTATATCGTCAACACGCCGTCGGCCCGATCTCAACTGGGCCGCGACCTGAGCATACCGGGAGGCGGCAATACGGGCCGTCCAAGTACACCGGCCGGGTGGGATCAGCTGGCCACATGCGGGCTGGCGCTGCGCAACCTTGAAGCGACCTACGGCGGTCAAATGGCCGTGCGGGCTGTGATGCGGCGTTGGGTGGCGTGGAGTGAGCTACAGAGCATCGAGGAGCGCATCAAGGCGGCTGAGAAGGATGTGGCCTGGTGTACTCGGGACCGGCGGGCTTCGCCACGCCAGAGACATGAAGCGAAGCGGGCGCTGCACAAACTGCACGCCGAGCGGCGCGTCGTTGGGCGCCGCGTGACTGAGATCGGCCGGGACCGCGCATACAACCGGGGCATGGAGACGCTGTCACGAGAGCTCTACATGCTGGGGGCTCGATGATGAATGACTGCGGAAGCACTTTTCCGGTCGACGACGACAACGTGCTTGGGGGCACGAAGAACGACACCGGGAAGCCTCGCGTTGACCTGGTACCGCCCGGCGCGATTCTGGCGGCGGCGCGCGTGTTCACGTTTGGGGCTGACAAGTACGGGGCGCACAACTGGAATAAGGGCATTCTGACCTCGCGCTTGTACGCCGCCGTGCAGCGTCACCTTCTGGCGTGGTGGAACGGTGAGGATCTCGACCTGGAAAGCGGGCTGAGTCACCTGGACCACGCATTGACCGGGCTCATGATGTTGGAGTGGACGGCGCGACAGCGGCCGGACATGGACGACCGGCCGGCGTGGCTCCCATGAATACCGTAACAGAGCTGTTCTGGCGGATGCTGGCGCGGGCTCGCACCGTGGCAGACAAGGCGCGGTTCGGGGTGGTGGACGAGACCCTGGACCCGGAGCTACAGCGGGCCGTCCAGGAGCTACAGAAGGCGGAGAATAAGGTGATTGCCCGGATTATCAACCTGCACCGTGTCAAGCGGCCGCTATCGCCTACCGAAAAGGGGAACGTCAATTGAAATTCTTTCTCTGGAAAACCGTAAAAACTGAGCCCGAGCGCATCGTCAATGTTCTGGTGATCGGCTGCTTCACGCTGTTAGCGGTTACCGTTGACAGAAGGCCGGCCGAGGATCTTACCGTTGACGTTACGGTGGGCAGCTGGCGGGGAAGGCGCGTGAGCTTCTCACTGGCCGGGGCGCGGCTCTGGTACCTACTGGCGGATGAAGAGTACGAGTTCTCCGATCATATCGAGCTGACCACGACGGGGCCGTGGGTATTGGTCGACCGCGGTGCCTGACGGGCGGGGCCAGAGTGGGATACCTGCGCTCACCGATAGTGTGGTTTGGCGGGAAGGGACACATGGTGAAGACGATTGTCCCACTACTTGAAGAAATCCCGCACGAGCACTATTGTGAACCGTTCGGCGGCGGAGCGTCGGTACTGCTCGCGAAGAGGCCGCCGGGCGGCGTGGAGACGTACAACGATCTGGACGGTGCGCTCTTCGACCTCTTTTCGGTCCTGAGTGACCCGGAGCTGTTCGCGGCGTTCTATGAGCGGGTTCGTGTTCTGCCTCACCATAGGCGCTTCTACAACGAATACCGGGAGACCTGGCGGCAGGAGCCGGATCGAGTCGCGCGGGTGGCGAAATGGTTTCTTGTGGCGCGCCAGTCTTTTAGTGGAGCGTTTGGGGCAAGCTGGGGTTCGGCGGTGGGTTATACCAGCCGCGGCATGGCCGGGACGACATCAATGTGGCTGGGCGCAATCGAGATGCTCCCGGCTATTCACGCACGGCTCCAGCGGGTGCAGATTGAGAACGCGGACTGGCGTACGATCTTGGAGCGGTACGACACGCCGGACACGTTGTTTTACCTCGATCCACCGTACGTGGCAAGCACGAGACGGAGCGGAGGGTACGATCATGAGATGACCGACGCCGACCACGCCGAGATGGTGGGCGCGCTCCTGGAGCTGCAAGGTAAGGCGGTGGTGTCCGGGTACCCTAACCTGCTATACGCGCCACTGGAAGGTGCCGGGTGGCGTGTAGAACACACGCAAACCGTATGTTCTGCGGCGGCACGTACAAGAAACACCGGCATACAGGGCAAGGGCAGTGCAACAGCCAAGCAACCGCGGACGGAGTGCCTCTGGTTGAGTCCTGGCGCGATCATAGAACCGCGGCTGTTCTAGGTGGAGGATGTATCGGTGGTAAATAGGGGGTGGCGGAACCGCATTGTCGGACACGGGGTGGAAGCCCCTGACCAGCTTCTGGCACATCCTCAGAACTGGCGGGTTCATCCCGTGGCGCAACAGGAGGCCATGGCGGGCGTGCTCGATGATGTGGGCTGGGTTCAAGACATCATTGTCAATCAGCGGACCGGGCACGTACTGGACGGTCACTTGCGCGTCCAGGTGGCAATGAGGCAGGAGGAGACCGAGGTACCGGTTAAGTACGTCGACGTGAGCGAAGCGGAAGAGGCGCTGATTCTGGCAACTCTGGACCCGCTGGGTGCCCTGGCCGTGGCTGACAAGGCGAAGCTCGATGAGGTGCTCCGGGACGCGCCGTCGTGCAACCCGGCTGTTCATGCGATGCTATCGCAGCTCGCCGAGGACAACGGGTTGATTCCCCACGACGAAGTGGGTGGCGGCCAAGAGGGTTGGGTTTCGGGCGCGGCCCACCAGGTCAATCTGTCCTTCGACAATGAGGGGCAGCAGTCCGCGTGGTTCCGGTTCTTGCGGTGGCTCAAGGACCGCTACGACGGCAAGACGCACGGGGCGCGGCTGGCGGCGTTTATAGATGACGTCATGGCGTCCGGGGGCGGCGTCGACTGGTAACGGCGGCCAAGATTTGCGCAACTTGCGCGCGTTCAGGCGGTTGACCGTTAAGCAAGAAGTGTGCCATTTAGGAACATGATATTTAGGGGAGGTGGTGACCGTGGCAAAGCGTGGGCCAAAGGTGGGCGGCAAGAGGTTGCGTCGACAGCGCCTGGCGACCGTGGCGCGTATGTACCTTCAAGGTCACACCTACCGGGATATTGCCGAGGCCACGGGGGTGAGCACGGCGCAGGTGGGTTACGACCTGAAGAAGATTCACGAGGAATGGAAGCGGGCGCAGATCTTCGACATGGACAAGGCCAAGCGGCTGCACCTGGCAAGGGTCGACCATCTGGAGGTGACGTACTGGGAGGCGTGGGAACGATCCATGCAGCCGGCGGAAACCACGCGCAGCCGGCAGAAGACCGGTAAGAGCGGGCAGGAAACCGAGGCCAGTCTCCAGAAGAAGGGTCAGGTGGGCGACCCGCGGTACCTCGAGGGTGTGCGCTGGTGTATCCAGGAACGGGCCAAGATCCTCGGCCTATACACCGAAGGCGCGGCCGCGCCGGGCGACAGCAAAGACGCAAAAGTGATTCGGAGGATATCGGATGAACTGCTCGATAGCCTCATTGGAGCGCTTGCCGGAACCGGCAAGGCAGAGGATTCTACAGAGGCTGGAGAGGGAGGCACTGCGTCGAAGGGCGTCTAGTTCGCTCATAGACTGGCTGCAATACCACGACCCCACGTACCAGGTGGAGCCGTTTCACCGGCACCTGGCAGGCGAGCTTGACAAGGTCATTACCGGCGACGTGCGTCGGCTGATCATTCAAGCGCCACCTCAGCACGGAAAGAGCCGCCTGGCGTCCGTCGGTCTACCGACCGTATGGATGGGCCGCCACCCGGACGCGCCGGCCATCATGTGCTCGTACGGCGCAACGCTGGCCACGAAACACAGCCGGGAGGTACAAGAGGCGGTCGCCAGCCGGGAATTCTCCGAGGTGTTCGGGGCCGGCATCGGGCTCCATCCCAAGCAGCGGTCCGTGTATGACTGGCGGCTCCAGGGACGCCGCGGCGGGCTGGTGGCTAGCGGCGTCGGCGGTGCCATCACGGGCCGCGGGGCTCTACTGGGGATTGTTGACGACCCGTTCAAGAACTGGCAAGAGGCGTACTCGAAGCGCATCCGGGACAGCGTGTGGTCCTGGTGGGAGAGCACATTCCTTACCCGGATCTGGGAGCGCGGCCGTATCGTCATCATGACGACCCGGTGGCATGAGGATGACCTGGTGGGCCGCCTACTGGCGCGCGAGCCTGACCGGTGGCATGTACTCAACTACCCGGCGATCAACGAGGACGACCAGGTTTACCAGCTCAAGGGCGCGCAACCGGATTCCCTGGGGCGATCCCCTGGGGAGGCGTTAGCGCCGTCCAGGTTCTCACGCGAGTACCTGGAGGAACGTCGGCGCACCCTGGGACATCTGGTGTGGGCTGCCCTATACCAGCAACGGCCGACGGCTGACACCGGAGGCGTGTTCAAGACCGAGATGCTGGGCGTGGTCGAGGGCATTGACGAGCGCTTCCTGGGGCGGCGCGTGCGGGCCTGGGACCTGGCCACGACTCCCGAGGGGGCAGCGCCTGACCCGGACTACACCGTGGGCGTGTACCTGGCGGAGCTGATCGGACATCAATACGCGTGGGCCATCGTGGACGTGAGGCGAGGACAGTGGTCCTCAGCGGGCGTTGATGCGCAGGTCCTGGGGACTGCGAAGCTGGACGGGCATGGCGTACACATTCGGTTTGAGGAAGAGCCCGGCTCGGCGGGCCGTGGGCGGGTGGACGCGTTAACGCGCCAGCTTGCCGGCTACGTGGTGGCGCGCAACCGTCCCACGGGCTCGAAGCTGACGCGGGCTCTCCCGTTTGCCGCACAGGTGGAGGCGGGGGCCGTGTGTATGGTGCGGGGGCCGTGGAATCACGAGTTAGTGGCTGAGCTTGACGCCTTCAGGGGTGACGACACGGGGCACGACGATCAGGTTGACGCCACGTGCTCGGGGTTCGAGTACCTGACCGCCAACGCTACACCGGCGGCAGCTGGCGGCAAGAAGGCCGACCCAAGCGTGGTAGGGGGGTAACGAGTGAATAGTTTGCTGGGGACAATTCGAGACATGATTGCGCCGCCACCAAGAGCTGCGGGGCGCGCGTCGGTATCAGAGGCGGGCACACCGGCCACGGAACGGATGTATACCAGAGTGGACCTGATGGCGCTCACAAAGCAGTCTCAAGCGGCGTCCGTGGCGCACCCGCTGGGCAAGCGCATCCTGGACATTGACGTGGACTACACGGCGGGCACGAGCCCGACGGTATCACCTGTGATCTCGAATAACCCGAGAGCACAGAACGCACTGAAGACGGAGATTGAGCGCTGGGGGCGGGGCTCTGGCGTAACGGCTGCGAAGCTGCGGGAGTGGTGGCGGCAGTACCTCGAGGACGGCGAGCTGCTGATTGCCTTCCGGGGCATGCGTCCGTACACCGTACCGGCTCGTCCGATGACTCTTGACGTGGACAAGGAAACCCGTGACCCGCTCTCCATCACGCGTGAGCTGTCGGGCGGCGGTTCCATCACCTATGAGATCATCAACGGCGTGGCCGGGTGGACCGGTCAAGCGCCAACGCGACTACAGGGCACGGAGTACCCGGCGCTATGGTTCCGACATGGCAAGTACCACGACCGGGGCGTGCCTGAGATGGCCGCAATTCTGCGCCGTCTGGAGTGGGAGACGCAATCCGCTGAGCTGTCCATGCGCCGATTCCGGTCGATTTTGCGCTGGTTCTGGCACGCGGTCGCGAAGAACGCCAGCGATAACGACTTGACGAACCTGCGGGAAGCCTATGAGACCGCGCCGGAGACTGGGGGCGTGTTCTGGTCGAACGAAGCGGTTGAGTGGAAACCGGTCAGCGTTAACCTGGCCGCAGGCGACATTTCCACGATGATCCGAGGGCTTCGGGGCTCCATCGTCGGCGCGGCCGGACAACCGCTGCACTGGCATGGTACTGGTGAAGACGCCAACCTGGCCACGGCGTCGAGCATGGGGCAACCCACGTTTAAGCACATGGAGGCGCTACAGGGGGAGCTGAAGGGCATCCTAACGGACCTCTACACGCTTATTACCGTCATGCTCGTGGAGGAGGGCCGTGTGCGTGGCGTTGATCCGCTGCTGGTGAGCTGGGATATCACGCTCCCGGTAGTGGACGCAAAGGACTACGGCGAGGGCACGCGCGCGTTGCTGCAAGCGGTCACGGCGGCCGATACCGCCGCCGCGCAGGGGTACATCACCGAGGACGAGGGACGCCGCATTGTGATCGAGGTAGGCCAGAAGGTGCTCGGGATGAAGCTGTCCGGCGACGCGCCGGCCAAGCCCAAGGGGTAGGGCCATGCCGGTCCAGCCGGTAGCTCACTCGAAAATGAGGGCGCTCCTGGAAAAGATCAGGAAACGCCAAAGCACGCAAACCGAGAGCGACACGAAGGCCATTGCCGCGATCCTGGGGCGTACCTACAGGGACGTAATAGTAGAGGTTGCCGAATGGGAAGGCACCGACACGCCGACGGCGGCCATGATGCTGGGGCAGTTGAACGCGTTGCGTGACAGGCTACAGGGCGACCTCAAGGCGGCGACGCAAGCGATTCTGACGCAGTGGGACGGCTCCTGGAAGGCACACTGGGAAAGCGGCGCCGAGGCGGGCATGGCGGGCTTAGAGGGTGCAGACGTGAGCCTGCTGCTGTACCAGGTGGCGTCCGATACCTCTGTCATCACGGCTACCGCTCAATACGTGCCGCATCTGATCGCAGACGTAACCCCGGAGGCGCTGGGGCGCATCACGCGGGCCGTGCGCAACGGGATCATCCTACAGCAACCCAAGATGATGGTCTATACGGGCATCAAGTCCGCACTGTTGGGCTCGCCTACACGCCTGGCGCGGCGTAGGTTCGGGGGCCTGGCGTATCAGGTTGAGCGCATCTATCGAACAGAAGCGCATCAACTGTACAACCAAGGGTGTGATGCTGCGGGCCGGGCGGCCGAGGCTCACCTACACGTCAAGCTCGTCAAGGTTTGGCGTCACGGGCCACCTAACAAGCTGTCGCGCCCCGACCATGTCGCTCTCGACGGCGAGGTGCGTAAGCTGACCGAGAAGTTTTCAAACGGGCTCGCCTATCCGGGTGACCCAAGCGGCGCACCGGAAGACGTCATCAACTGCACATGCTGGATGGACGTGGTACCGGCCGACTCGGTGTAACGAGCAACGGGTCTAGCCGCCCCTCTCTCGCCGTTTCTGGATGAGGGTAGGGGTTGCATAGGGTAGTAACAGAAACGCGGCGAGAGCGCCGGGAAAGGGGTTATTATGGGTACGAAGGCGGAGCCGCCCGTTAAGGGGGCCAAAGGTGGCGCACAGGGGCGGCGTGGACCGCGCAAGCGGCGGGCACGACCGAAGGAGGTCTACAGGCACGGCAAGACCGTGGTCCTGGAGGACGAGAATGGCGGACGCCGGTTACAGCGTCCGGTAACCGGGTAGCGCTATGGGCGACGAGAAAAAACGCGACGAGGTGCTGGAGGGCATGAGCCTGGCGGTTCCCATCGAGCTGGAGCTGGTGTCGGCATCCGAGGATCGGCCGTATCTATGGTTTGCGGTCCTGCTGCGCGCGGGGGTGGACAAGAACGGAACCAACTGGTTACCGGGGGCGCTCATGAAGGCGGCGCCGATGTTCGCGGAACGCCCGATCAAGGTGTACGACCTTGGGGGGGCAAGCGGTTCCTACTTTGACCACCTACCACAGAAGATTCAGAACGAGGTGCGCGGCGGGTTGCTCAAGGCGACCGCTGGCGTCATCACGAAGTCGTGGTGGGATGCTGACCGGAACGCCGTCGTTGGGAACATTCACGTCTTCAACGGGTGGCTACAGCGCATCCTGGCGCAACTCCGGGGAGCGCTCAAGGGCAAGCCCATCCGCACGTTCGGCTTGAGCATCAACGGCCTTGCCAAGGGTGTCAAGACCGCTGCGGGTATGACCGTACAGGCGATTTCCGAGGTTACCAGCGTGGACCTCGTGACTCGGCCAGCGGCCGGGGGAGAGTTCGTGAGGGCGCTTGCCAGTCTAGCGAGCGCACAAGAGGAGAGGAATACCGTGGGCGACAAAGACAAGACCGTTACCGTTGACAACGCAGAGGAGATCAATCGGCGCGTGACTGCGGCCGAGGAGGCGGCTGCTGCGGCCGCGCGTCGGGCGGAGGAGCTGGAGCAGCGCTTGCAGACGCGCATGCGGGACAGCCGGGTGAGGGCGGCCGTGGAGGATCTCGGCCGCGACCTGACCGCCGCCGTGCGCGGTACCGCAATCCGGGCGCTCGTGGCCAGCGTGCCGGTGGACGCCGACGAGGACGCGGTGCTTGAAGCCGTCAAGACGGAGCTGGAGCCGCACATCGAGGCGGCCAAGGCCTCCCGGCAGCACAACGTCGAGACCGTGACCGAACCGGTGGACAAGCTGCGTTCGGGCATCCTGCAGATGCTCGACGTTGCCGAGACCGACGAAGAGCGCGTCGCTCCGGCGTTCCATTCGCTGCGGGCGTCCTATCAGGAGTTCACCGGTGACACCGGGATGACGCAGGACATCGCCGTTCGAGCGGCTGCCGGGCCGATTCTGCCGACCACGTGGGGTACCATCCTGGGCGAGGCGCTGCACCGTCGCGTTCGCAAGGAGTACAACGCCATCGACTACGGTGAGCAGCGCCTCGTCTCGACGAACCAGCCGGTTTCCGACTTCAAGGCACATCACATCTCGGCTGTCGGCGGGTTCGGTGACCTGGCCAGGGTCGTCGTCAACGGCACCTACCCCGAGTTCGCGGCCCTGCCTCCCGAGGAGAGCGCCACACTGTCCGTCTCGAAGAGAGGCGTGATTCTCAAGGTGGCGTGGGAGACGGTGGTCAACGACGACCTGGGGGCGGTGAACCGCGCCACGCGCAAGCTCGGCCGGGCGGCCCGGCGCACGTTCGCAAAGGCCGTCTATAGCCTCCTGTCGGATAACGGCACCATCTACGACGCTATGCCGCTCTTCGACGCCACCCACGGGAACCTCGGCGCCGCCGCCCTCGACTACGCGTCCCTGATCGCGGGCCGCCTGGCCATGCTGGCGCAGACGGAGCCGGGCTCGGGTGACAAGCTCGGCATCGACGTTCGGCACGGCGGGCTCCTGGTGATTCCGTCTGAGCTGTATACCACGGTGTACGAGCTCCTCCAGGCGAAGGGCAAGCCTGGCGGTACCACGAACGACGGCAACGCCGTCTCCGGGTGGTTCGGTCAGAACCTCGAGAACGTCATCGAGAACCCGTTCACGGCGGACGCGAACGACTGGTTCCTCGTCGGCAACCCGGCGCAGTTCGAGGGCATCGTGGCCGGTTGGCTCAACGGGCAGCAACAGCCGGACATCCGGACCCAGCAAGACCCGACCGCGTTCGCGCAGTGGAACAACGACGTGATCGAGTACAAGGTTCGGCACGTCTGGGGCCTGACCGTGGCCGACTACCGGCCGTTCTACGGCGCTATCGTCGTGTAGACAACCCCTGGCAATGGGAGCCCCTAGCGGGCTCCCGTTGCTTCTTTTTCGTGGAGGTGACCCATGAGCCTAAAACAAGCGAGACAACGCGTGCTCGACCTATGCCAGCCGGTGGCTGACCCGGACCCTGCCGGAATCGACCGTGCTCTGGTCCGGGCCGCGAGCGAGCTCACAGAGCGGCTACCGGAAGTAATTGTGGGTGGCATCTCCACGGTCGACGGGATAGCGACACTGGCCAACCTGGGCTCGTGGGTGTCGGGCGTCTCGCGCGTGATGCGCGTATGGGACGCGACCACAAGAGATCCCCTGGCGGCCCACCTGTGGAGACAGTACACCGAGGCAGACGGGACCGAAGAGCTGGTGCTTGACGCCACAGTTAGCGGTGAGTCCAACCTGATGGTGAAGTATTCGGGGGCGCTGACCTACGACACAACGGCTGGAACCACGAACCTGACGGGGAGGAAACTGGAGGCGGCCGCGCTGTTGGCTGCTGCTGAGATTCTGGAGTCTTGGGTGGCGCGGTGGGCGCAGTCCAAAGCGCTCAACGTCGCTTCAGAGAGCTTCGAGGCTGACCATACAAGCGAGGCCAGCTCACTGGCCGGCAAGTACCGCAAGACGGCGGAAACCATCATGAGGCGGCCCGTGATCGGCTTTTCCGCCACGCCTGGGGTGTGACCATGCCCGTGGAGGTTGACGGCCTCAGACGCTTTGCTGAGGCGTTACACAAGGCGCCGAGGCGTATTCGCATGGAGGGGGCACGGGCGGCTGACGACATGGGCCGGGTGCTCGGCATGAAGCTGGCCGCGCTTGCGCCCCACTTCGAGGGGCATCTGAAAAACAGCATTGCGCATCAGGTGCTTTCCGAGAGCGGAACGCGGGCACAGGTCTTCGCACAGGTGCCGTATGCCAAGGTTGTCGATCAAGGCCGACGGCCGGGCAAGTTTCCGCCCGTCGCTCCGATCCGTCGCTGGGTGGAGCTGAAGCTCCACCAGCGCAGTGGTTCCATTCGCTCCAACGAGCTTGACAGCGTGACCTACCTGGTACGCCGGAAGATCGCACGCAAGGGCACCAAAGCGACTCACTACGTGGATCGTGGCATGAGTGCGGCGAAAGGATACGTGGCGGGACGCATCGAGCGCTTGGCTAATCTGTTAGAGGGGATCATTCAATGAGCGCGACGACGATCCGCGCCAATCTCGCGGAGATTGTGGGGCTGGCGTCTGGGGCACAACACGTATACTCGACCGCGCCGCTTCTAAAAACCGAGGCAGACGTTTCCGACCTACTCGGTGAGGGACGGGACCGCAACGGCCAGACCCTCATACGGGGGTGGCTGGTGATGAGCCCGGAGGTGGACGCGTCATGCGAGGTGTGGGCCACTGTCAACGAGTACCGGGTGCCCGTACTGGGCTACTGGAGCATGAGCGACGACGGTGAGAGTACGGCGCAACTGGAAACTGAGACCGTGGTTTCTGAATTGATGCATGCGGGTGTCATCACCGACCTGGCCGTTCCGGGCGATCCGGCCGAGGTGGTCAGTGTGGCAACTGAGCTAACACCGGCGCAACTGGCCGGGTTCAGCGTCTGGGAGACAAAGCTCACCGTCACGGTGAGGGAATATGTTGGGAGGTAAAGCGTGTCTGGCA